CTGGTGATGTGAAATAAAGGCGTTGAAGAAAAATACTTCAAAGCAACAGAGGGAGTGAACTGAGGGCAGCTTGACCTGCGGCAGCGAGAGCTTTCTTTCCGATGTCTACGCTGGCGGTTTTCGCCAACCCCCACGCACTTGATAAAGCGTTCTTCATGAACGTTTTGACATTTTTCAGGTGATTAGGGTTGCAACCAGCCTGACTAATGCACCCCACATGGCGATAGACTTCTTCTTGAATGTCTGATGATCCAAAGCAGATCTCGGAACTGACAGCGGTGTTCGAAGGAACGTATTCGTACACTTTCTGAACTGTCAATTGACCAATCTCCACCATGCCATTGAGGGTTCCAGGGTTTGAAACCTGGCCAGCAATAACTAAGTGAGGCCACTCGTTAAGAAGGAACTTGCTGGGAGTGTAGAGGAAAGTGTCTTCTTTGTCCTCTGGCAAATAGAAAAGAGACGCACCGTTTTCGAATTTTCCATTGTATTTTTTGACACAACGGGAAAGTCCTTCAACAGTGTGGATGTCTCCTCCATTGACTGCGACTTGCGAGTATTTGTCGTAGATCTCAGAATCGCTACCACCAGGGAGAACGGCGGCTGCAATAGTTCCGGACGCATTAAATTTGTTCATGTCACATTCAAAGAGCATTTGAACAGCGACAGAAGAAAGTGTTTTCACTAATCCGAAGTTGAGAGGCGACAAAGCAGGAGAGAAATTGCCACTGATTGTCATTTCAGCAGCAGTCAGGGTTCCCGTGACGCTCATTGTGATTGCGTTTCCTTTGGCCACGCTGATATGCCAGACTGCGGTAACTGCAGTCCCGGCGAGATTCGTAGTAACATCAGGGGGGGAAAGCTGAGTGATGTCGATTCCGAAAGCCATGTTCACTGTGTTGGTCGGATTTGCAGTGAAATCAGCATGAACCGTTATCGTATATAGACCTGGTGAGATACGATATGTGTTGAGGGTTGGTGTGTTGTTGATGTTCGAAAACTGATGTTCAGAATTGTTGACGTCTTCAATGGGGAAGTCGCCTAACAACGCACCACCGCCAATTGCTCCACCAGCAATGACCTTGTAGTAGAGTTGGGGGGTACCGAAGAGATAAGAGTAGTAGGGATCGTAACGCACATCGTCAGTTGAGTTGCCTGCGGCCGAACGGACCCAAGCAGTAGGACTAGAATAGTCAATAGAATCCCAACCGTTAGAAGTGTCAAGAATTGAGAGGGCGTAGTTGAAAGGGTCAATGCCTCCGAAACGATTGCTTGTACTAATGAAAAATTTTCCATTGTTTTGAGGCACCGGATCGGAAAAGTTCGCGTAAACTTTTACCACTCTTTTTGAAAAAAGAAGTGCAGTTGATGCACTCACAGGTCGGGGGATTCGGGCTCCCGTACTGTCTGACCAAATCATAGTTTCCACCCAGCGAAGAGCATTGATCATTTCGCTCCTCCGCCTTGGGTTCGTACCACCAATCATCGACTCCCGAAGTTTTGAGGAAACACGAAAGCCTCCCGACTGCGGTTTCATAACAGGCTTCAAGGATTGCTCCATCGGGCCCGTCATAAACATAATCCGATTGGTACGCGCACGGATTTTCCTCTTCTGATTCCGAGTCTTCTTCGCACGTTTGCGGCTGCCATAGCCACTGTTGCTCGGACTTGTCTTCATATTTGAAAACATTTTGTTGAGAGTTTTTTGATCTTGGTCTGACATTGTCGTCGTTGTTGTTGTTGTTGTTGTCTCGCTCCATAAAGGATCTTTGTGAACTAAATCACGGCCTAATAAATTAGGTTGGGTAACGTTGTTTAAATCATCCCAACCTTCTTTTCTTGGTTTGTTTTTTAGAGCGAAAATCGGTCTAACACATTGAAGTGTCACCGAGTATTTGGGTGGTGAGTCTTCATCTTCGATCACAGTATACAGCATTTTACTGCCATCTTCCTGAATTTCAAAGAGGGAGCGATCATTGAGATCAGTTTGTTGAGCCCAGCGGCAGAAGTTGTGGCCGACTTGTTCTAAGTCGTCAGCAGACACGACGTGTCCGGCTTCTTGCATATCGATATTGTGACTCAAATCTCTCCAGAATTTGTCGTAATCGAGAGAGACGTTAGCGATCTCAAGGTCAGTGATCCGCTCTTCAGCTTCATCCCACGCCTCAGGCCAGTGGAAATCTTCGTTGTTTGTTGACTGAAGAACAGTTTTAGGGCGCAGTTGTAAATACAATTCTGCGATTTTGTCTTCAGCAAGGAGCATGGTTCTCATCTCTTTGAGGCGAGGATCATTATTTCGGGTGTGTCTTTCCAAAATTTGATCACAAGCTTTGCACATGGCGATGAATAACTCAGTCTCAGGCCAGGATATGACTCTGAATGCACAGAATCGGGCGAAAGACTCGAAGTCACCATTTGGAGCTTCCAGGTGCAATGAACCATTGATTTTTGCCATTGGATAATAAGCAACGTAAGATTTGTAGTCATTCATCCACACAGCATAATGTCCCAAGAATTCGAAGTGGGTGGCATACTCAACCTCGATGTTTAAGACATCTTTAAAGAATTTTCGATCCATCTCAGGTGTTAGAACATTAGCGTCATTTCTGATGCCAATAACTGAGTCGTCACCGTATATTTTCATTTTAATTTCACGGCGAAAGTCTTCAAGTTCGTGTCCTGAATCTTTGTCATGCAACATGACCCATTCAAGGAAACGGTAAAAAGTGTGGATGATGATGTTGTTGGTTGTTGTTGTGTAGAGTCCACTTTTCTGGATGTTCTTGATTTGGAGAACAGCTCCAGTGGGAAGGAGGATTAAAGAATTACCAACGTTGTTGGCCACACAAGAGACGGCATTGACAACGGATTCGTTGATCTCATGAAACTTAATACAACAAAGTCTCAATTTATAAACCGTGTTAATTGCTCGTCTAAGAACTTTGATGTCCCAACCAGCGATGTCGGAACAGAATTGTGCAGCACAACCAAAGAAATGCTCGACAAGGGTGTTCATCCCTCCTTTTAAGAGGGTACACCCAAGTGCTGAAAAGCTGTCATTGGAAAGATCGGCACCCATCTCACGCATTCTCACCTCTTGTTCTTGGAACAGGTGATACTCCAGGTTTAAAAGCTCAGGAGCTGCGGGGAACATGATGCGTGTTTTCTTCATCTTGACTCGTTCAATGTCACGAGTCTCGACTTTCGTGGCGACAGAGAAAATTGTTCTGGGGTTGTCGCCATTTTTTGCTTGTGAGAGAAATCTCTCGGTGTCAAAACAGCGATCGGGGTCAGAAAAGAATGCTCTTCTATTGGGATAATCACGCCTCCAGACGCCTCCACACGTTGCGTCAAAGTTCACTTCATTAACGAAGTGGTGAAAATCAGACAAGCCGCAGTTCCCAAGTCTAGGAACCCACTCGTCAAAAAGCATCTTCTCGGCTCTGGCATATTGTTCGTCCGTACAATTAATCTGGGGATTACCAGAAACCATCTTTTTGAGAGCTAACCAAAAAGCTTCGGCACTCGTATCAGCATGAGCGAAACCAACGTCATCATAACTAGCAATGACGTCTTTAATCGAAGGATCGAGCGCTAAGTAATCAGCATTGAAGGAATTCATTTGGCGGAAGGGTGTATTGTGCTTGAGACAAAACAGAAGGTCCGCGTGCTCAAGGATGTCGTATGGTACGACATTGAGCGGGGTCTTGACTTCCTGTCCAAGATCACTTAAGCCTGTTCTATAATCACTAGGCTCAAGATAAGCATCTTGAACACTTTTGCTGAAAGGTTTGGAAAGATTTCTCTCAAACATTTGGAGCACTGTTGTTATTCCTATTTTTTCAATTTGGCTCTTGTGCGTGCTCCACGAATGCTTGGCATTCTCAAGAGTCAGACCTTTTGTCCATATTTCTGAAACAATGCTAACATCGACAACAGAGGCATAACAAGGTTTTGTTCCAATGAGGCCATCGTGAACAGCTCGTAATACCCCGGTTTCGGAGTCGATGTATGCGGATCCTGAGTCTCCTGTGTTTGTGGGGATAAAAGCAAATATCAGTCGTGGATCTTCTCTTGAACTGACTAGAGCAGTGTCGCCTGTGAGCGTAATGACTTTATTATTGGTCACTCGAGTGGTGACAAACATTGCTCTGCCTTTATCATGACAGAAGTTTGCGCCAGCAACAGAAATTGAAGGAACGTCGCTAGCGTTAACATCGTTCCACGGAACGAGTGTGAGGTCTCTCATATCAGAAAATTTGGCGTTTTTAAAATTGATCATTCCCAACTTGCCATTTCGTGTGACAAAAAACTTCCCGTGACCAGAAAACGGAGCGTGGAAGTTCAAAAGAGCACATTCTGGGAAAGAGAACCCTTGGACTGTGCATGCGCGAACATGGATTGCGCAGCAGATTCTCTCTCCTTTCTCATTCATGACGGGGAATACGCACTTAAATAGGTCGACATTTGTAAGTGCGTTGAATTGGAACTTCGATGACTTTTTCGGGGGTTCGTCACCAAGGGAAACAAGATTGTAACCCTTAAGAACAGATTTCATTTTCTCTGCAACAAGCCCAGCGGTATAAAAGACTGCTTGGAGAACCGCTGTGCCAGCTCCGACCGCTAATCCTGTGGCTGCAGCAGGGCCGAGACCACCTCCAGAGAGCGCGACGAGCGCTCCGGTGGTCAAGGCAGCAGCAACGGCAGATTGCTTCTCAGGGACTGGTTGGGCAGGAGGTATAGCAACAGGGATTGCTTTATCTCTCACGTTTTTTCCAAGAGGTGAGGCGAGGGCTTGATTAACACGGTAGCATTGATAGAAGAACTTTCCACCAGCGCGCTTGTGTCCTTTTTGGCCTTGTTGTGATCCTGCGTCTGCTTTGTTGCGAGAGAAATTTCGTTTTTTCATTTCGTTGAGTTTCTCAGCGGTGTCTGTTCTCATATTGCTGAGCCCTGCGAGTCGATTGGTTATGTTGGCTCTCATCTCTTCTGAGAGACCATCCTTTTCGAGTGCTCGCTTGAGTTGATCGGCTTTCTTGTTCATGTGATCAAGCTCAGCTTTGATCATGGCTTCATATTCTTCAGGTTTCTTTGAGTTCGCAGTGACTTCGTCAAGGAGGCTGAAACCGAGTAATGTACTGTCTTTCGACAATAAATAATCTTTAACCTCGGTAGGGAGCTCGCATTGTTGAACGGCTCCTCTTGAATCAGCGTAATCATCAATAAAATCACATGTGGCATCAATGAGCTCAGCAGCGTTAACTGCTTCTTCAAGAACGAGATCATTGTCGATAGCTGAAATGAAGCTAAGAGCAGGGAGACTCTGTTGTGTTATTCTCTTTCGTCTGATTCGGTCGTACAGAGTCTTGAAACAATCGATCTTACACTTAGTAGCAGTGAACGTGGCAGCGCCCACGAAAACTCCAAGTGCTATGGCAATCAGACAAGGCATAATGTTGGAAGTCTCAGGATCAAAAATACTCGAAAATAGATTTCCAAGATATGATCCTGCAAACTTCATGAGACATTTGCCTCTATTGGTCATGTCAACGATCGAGAAAGCGACAGGCGCAATTCCGACATAACCATCATCCTCAACGGCATCTACAGCTTCTTGATCGACTGGTCGCGCAATATCAATTGTAGAGAAACTTTTTTCTTTGACGGCGCGAGCATAAGCTTCTTCGGATTCATCAACCCTGTAATAAACAAGGCCTCTGAAAGAAGCATGTGAACCTTTGTCGTCGCGTCCTATGAAGGCGACATTTCTCAGAAGAGCAATAAGACCAGTAAAACTTGCAGTGAGGATAGCAACTTTTACTTTGAGACCCATCGTTGTAGCAACTGAAATAGCCGCAACACCTGCGGACTTGATTAAGTCCCAAATATCAGTGTTACCGAGAACTTTCAGCATTTGATAGGTGACAGTTGAAGAGGCTGCAAAAAGGGCAGCAAGTCCAACTGCTTTGAACATTTTCTCAAAATTCAAGTTGCCGAGAAAAGTTTTAAGAGCATCGAAATTACTTCCGATCTTGCTTTTGAGCGAAGCGGTGAGAGAGTTAAACTCGTCTCTGACATGAGAAGAAAGAGTACATGAGGGCAGGAGAGGTATGGCATTATCTCTG